AACTGGGTACGTTGTTTGACGCAAACGATTACCCAGACCCCCAAGATCTCCCCAACCTGTTTGACGTAAAGATCTTCCAAAAGAATATTCCCGCAGCAGCTGACTTCCGCGTCGACATCAACGACGAAGCTGCTCGCAAGATTCGCGACGACATCGAGGCCGACAACCAAGCTCGTCTCAACGGTGCCGTCAAAGACGTCTACAAGCGCGTCCAAGAAGTTGTAGCTCGTATCTCCACGACCATGAAAGAAGAAGACCCGCGCATCTTCGAGACCATGGTCACTAACGCTCGTGACCTCGTCGAGTGTCTACCTGGACTCAACATCACTGACGACCCGCTGCTTGGACAACTCGGTGACGACTTGGAAAGCATGTTGCCTTCGTCGTCCAAAGCGCTCAAGCACAACCCTGACTTGCGCAAACGCATGGCTGACGATGCCGATGAGATTCTCGACAAGATGAAAGGGTATGTATGAACAGTTACCCAATTGATTTACAAGAAACTCGTTTAGTAAAAATGGGGTTTCTAAAGATCCTTGGTTCTATTGGGTACTACGCCGGATGCCACGATCACGGCTACGACTACGGCATTGGAACAAGCCGTATTGAAGACCACTTGGAATGGGCAAAGGAATTCAGCGATACATGGCTTCAAACTGATAACAACGACTTTGAAATTGACGTAGAAGCTTTTACGATAAAGAAAATGACTCGTCCTTACCTTGTACAACTGCACAAAACAATCACAGTTCGCATTGAAGCAACATCAAAAGATGATGCGTTAGAAAAAGCAGATAACCGCTACCTTTCTGATGATGAAGATTCTTGGACGCACGCTGACACCTCTGCAAAGGTGGTTTCATGAACGTCACCTTTGCTCGCAAACCCTCCAAAGCCCAAATCGTGTCTGCAGTCAGAAAAATCATCGCTCTTCGCAAAGGTGACTTCAGCCTCACCTGGGGAGAAAACGAGATTGCCATTAACTTCTCCGTATACGGCTGGTCAGGCCACGGCTGGATCGGAAAAGTAAGCGGCCAAGACCTTGCTGACTCAATCAAAGACGGCAGTCTCAAATGATTCAAATCGACTGGGAGCTGCTGCGCAGACAAAAAGAATGGCTGATGAACTACACCGACGATAGTCACGAAGAAATAGATGGGCTTATTCAGTTGCTTGACAGTCTTCAAGACCTAGCTATTGAGTCCGGTGAGTTCTCAGAAGAAACAGTGTTTGGTACACGGCTAGACCAATTTGAACCAAATTTGTCTTAAAACATAAACTGACGAAAACGCATGGACAAGCCAAAGAAACCCAACGATCTCATCAAGAACTCGATGAAGACCGAAATGGATCGCAGACTTGAACGTGTTCGTGAGTACCTCATGATGCAAGAAGCACTCACACCACTAGCGTCGTTTGAGTACCACTGCTTAATGACTAGGCTAAACAAAAAAGAAAAGCCATGAACGACTATCACGAAGCAGATGTGTTCATCGCCATCTTGCTTGTATGCACACTAATTGCACTTTTTATGGGAGTGTTTGAATGAACAAACCCCGCGTCATGTGTAAACCTGGAATGAAGCACGAGTATGTCGAACACAAAGTAGAGAAATATTGCAAACACTGTGGCCGGTGTCAACCAATTAGAGTCACTCCTTACAAGGTAAACACAAGGCCGTTCAGTTGGCAAAGAGATTAATTAAGGAACTCTATATATGAACTGGAACGTAGGCAACCCACCCAGCCCTGGTTGGTACGCAGCCAAAAAAATTAAAGGCGATTTTTGGCACAACGCTTATAGATGGTGGGACGGTCGCCGCTGGTCATGGCCAGCATTTCCCCACGAAAACTCTGAAAAAGCTGGTCGGTGGGCTCAACAGAAAGAACCCGCTGGACACAACAGCGAAATCATGTGGGGTTGCAAATGACTGACAAATTCACCGACAAACAAATCAGCGACTGGCGCAAGTACGAAAAAGTACGTAAAGGTGGGCGTTACAACATGTTTTCCCCACAAGCTATGAATGCTGTGAAATTAGATAGAGACGACTACATGTTCGTGATAGAAAACTTTGCCGAACTCCAAAATGCAGCAGAAACAGGATTAATTAAATGCAAGAAATAGTCAAACGTAAAGAAAACATTGCCAAAGTAAAAATTAAAAACACCAAAAACCTTTACACCCGTAACCCTCTTTGCGAAGTCACCGACACCGGCAACGGGTTCATAGCTCACTTCCCGTCCCACAGCGCTTGCTACCAAGACCACTACGTGTGTCTTGAGTACGCCCAAGCTGCATGGCTCGTCATGTGCTTCGGTGAGTTCAAAGACGAACTTGGATTCAAACCATGAACGCTCTCACATCTGTCATTCATAGTTTCGACGTCAAAGCCGCAACAGCTTTGACTCGCGCTCGCACCGCTTTGTACATCGAACACCCCATGTACGGCGTTCTGGCGCTCCGCTTGTCGATGGTCGAAGATCGATCTATCGACACTCTCTGCGTCAACCGCAAAAACATTCGCTACAACCCCGACTACGTCAACACGCTCAGCCCGTCGTTGATCAAGTCAGCAATCGCGCACGAAGTGATGCACGTTGTGCTCCAACACATTGGCCGCTGCGGCTCACGCAACCATGGCCGCTGGAATCGTGCAGCTGACTACGTCCTCAACCAGCTGCTGCACGACGACCGCATGGAGATCAGCCCCGACTGGCTGCTCAACCCATCTTTCGTCGGCATGACCACCGACCACGTTTACACGCTGCTCGAAGACGATCCTGAAGACGGCAAAAAACCGTCTCAGGACGACATGGACCACGTTTTCGAACCCGAGCCAGGAGAAGACGGTGAAGTTGAGACTGCTGAAGACGCAGAAGTCAACTGGAAAGTCGCCACCATCCAAGCCGCCAGGATTGCCGAGAAAGCCGGTAAGTTGCCTGGGTCTATGAAGCGATTCGTTGACGAACTCGTCAACCACAAAGTCGACTGGAAAGCTCGTCTGCGTCGTTTTATGTACGAGTCCAGCAAGCGCGACTACAGCTGGACACGACCGCAGCGCCGCATGTTGCCGTTTGGTTATTACTTGCCAAGCCTCCACAGCGAAGCACTCAACACGCTGGCCAACTGCATCGACACGTCTGGCTCTATCGACCAGTACACGCTCAATCTGTTTGGTACCGAAGTTCTGGCTGCTCGCGACGCAGCTGTGCCCGAACGAATGATCAACATCTACTGCGACGAAGCAGTCAATCACGTAGACATCTACTCCGAATTTGAACAAGCCAAGTTCGAGATGCACGGTGGCGGTGGTACTGACTTCCGCCCTCCGTTCATTTACCTGGAACGCGAAGGCATTGTTCCGTCGTGCTTTATCTACTTGACCGACGGTTACGGACCTTTCCCAGCCTCACCACCACCCTACCCTGTGCTGTGGGTTATGACCACTGACGTAGTACCACCATGGGGTGAATTTGTAAGGATTGCTGCATGAACGCAAAAGAATCAATTCTCGAAGAGTTTCGCACCCTAAACATCACAAAGTGCGTCATATATTACTCTGGAGGAGGAGATAGCGGACAAATAGACGACATCAACGTCCACCTAAAAGATGTTGACGACGTTTGTAATCTTCAAGAAGCTGAAGCTAAAGCGCCAAAGACAGATCAAATGATACTCATGAAAATCAGAGATAGGCTTTTAGGGGAAAACACATCGTCATTAGAAGAGAGAGTTGATTCGCTTGTTTACCAATGCTTAGAAGACGTACAAGCAACCGATTGGGTCAACAACGACGGCGGCGGCGGGACAATGATCATTTACGTGGAAGATGGCGAACACGATGATGGCTCTGTAACAGCAGGAACCATAAAAATCAACCATTACTACAACATCACAGAACAAGAAACTGAAAACTACGAGTGCTAATCCATGACTGCACCTGTCTATCACTCACTCACATCAATCAAACGCTGGGGCGGTGTCGCTGACGACTACCAGCCCATTCACGACTGGCTCGATGCCACCAAAGAAACCTTTGCTGACTTCCGGCACCGTGCGCTGCGACATCACAGCCAGGGCATCTTCGAGTGCGAGCGAATTTTTGGTAAGTCCATCACCAACGCCGACGGCAAGATGATTCCTGTGCGCTACATCGCTGAGATGCACGTCCAAGAAGACTGCGGCGGTCGCATCCCAACCGTGGCCGACTGGTTCCGCAACATCAAACCCGAAGTCTGGATGTCCCGTGGCTACGCCGTAGTCAAAGAAGACGGAGAAACAACATGAACTCACGGGTCAGAAAAAACGCCACAGCTGAAGATATTGCCACCCTACACCGCGATTTATGCCAAATCAGTCAAAATATTTTGGACGCAGCCATCCCTCCCAACGAAAAACTTTCTGTACTAAAGAAAACAGGACAAAGACAATTGTTGGCGCTTAACAGAAAAATTCAATGTTTGAGATTTGACTTAGAAGCCCCGTTTGTAGACGCTACAGACGACCGCAACGCTCCGCTGTCTCACATAGATCAACCAGACGAATGGCTTTTATTCTTAGTAACCAAAAGATTAACAAAAGGCTAACCGATGCAACCTGATCTAAAAGACATGTTCTCCAACTACTTTGACTCATGGGTTAAAGACATCATCGACAAACAAATAGACAAAAAACTAAAAGATTCTCTATTTTTTGTTGATAAGGCTGACATGGAAAACTTTGTTGTTCGAACCGTAGACAAATTGTTTGATTCGCACATGGCTGCGTACACGCATCACGTAAAAGGCGAAACCATCTTTGACGTTCCAGGCCTTACAAAAGAACTTAAAGCAATTGCGTTGGAAGCTGCCGGTGAAGAAATGCACCAACATGAAGAACAATATGACCATGAATTGATTCATGAATATCATTCTCACGAACAAGTTCGACAAACAGCGCGAGATGAATTGCGAACAATTGTAAAAAACGCTAGTGCGTATCTACAGATTTAACATGGCGCTCATTTACCGAGTAGCAGCCCAAGCTGCCAAAGAATCCATGCAAACCAGAGTCCCCATCAACGATGTGCTCAACCGCATCAACTGGGAAATTCCTAACAAAGTCCAAGCACCTGAAGACGCGACAGCAAGAGAGCTTGCCGAATGGGTGCGGACTGCAGCAGTGCCTAAAAAATGACCGATGCTTTTTTCATCAACATCCCCAAAGACACGCACCTTGCGTTGTACGACGAGACTGAAGTGCTGCCGTATTACGAAGGAAGTGAAGAAGATCCAAGAACAGAACTGGGTTGGTCTGTGTTCCTTCACGTACGCGGTGGCGATCAAACGCTTGCAACAGCCTTGTGCATTGCTGACTTGCCTACAGAAGAATGCGCCAGCAATTTGGCATGGGCTGTGTCATCGGTAATTTCTGCCATTCAAGCCGCCACTTGATCTAAGATCGACGTTCGATCTACGAAAGGGCATCCATGATCACCTCCTGGTCACACAGCAAGCTTGGCGACTTCGAGAAGTGCAAGTTCCTGTGTTGGTTGAAACACGACCAAAAGATTCCTGAACCCGAGCGCCCTCTTCCGCCTGGAAAGTCCGAGCACGCCAACGACCGTGGCACCCGTATCCATACGGCATGCGAAGAGTTTGTCAACGGCACCATCGACGAGCAGATCCCCGAAATGCGCGAGTTCTTCCAAGAGTTCGAACACCTTCGTCACCTTTACAGCAAAGGCATGGTGTCTCTCGAAGGTGAGTGGGCAGTCGACGACGCCTGGGAGCCAACTGACTGGCACACCGGCTGGCACCGCTCCAAGGTCGACGCCATCGTGATGCCCACGCCAGAAGAAGCCATCGTGATCGACTACAAGTCCGGTAAGAAATACGGCAACGAAATCAAACACGCCGAGCAGACCCAGCTGTACGCGCTCAATGCAGTTCTCAGATTTCCCGAGATCGAACTCGTCACTACCGAACTCTGGTACCTCGACGTCAAAGAACTGACGTCGGCCACGTTCACGCGCAGTCAGATCCTGCGCTTCAAAGCCAACTTCGACAAACGCGGTCGTGCGCTAACCAGCTGCAACACGTGGCCAGCCAACCCCAACGTGTTCAGCTGCCAGTGGTGCCAATACGGTCCATGGAATTCAGGCCACTGCACGGTCGGCATCAGTCGAGACATGTCACCCAAGAAACGAAAGTAACCCATGGTTAAAGCATTCGCTCACCAGCTAGTCTCACTTGCTCACAACGACAAGACCAACATCGTCTTTGACACCAGTGATCCTGGCACTGGCAAAACCTTCGTTCGCATCATGGCGTTCAGCAAACGTCGTGCAGCTGGCTCCGGCTGCGCCCTGGTGTTGTGCCCTCGCTCAATCATGCGCACCGTGTGGTCTGCTGATATCCGTAAGTTCGCACCTCACCTCGCCGTGTCTGTAGCTCCATCTGAACACCGTGAAGAAGCGTTCAACACACCCGCTGACGTGTACGTCACCAACCACGACGCGGCCAAGTGGCTCGCCAAACAAAAGCCAGCGTTCTTTTCCAAGTTCGACGAACTCATCATCGACGAGTCAACAGCATTCAAGCATCACACGTCGCAACGCTCTAAAGCCATTTTCAAGATCACGCGGCATTTCAAATACCGCACGTGCATGACCGGCACGCCCAACTCCAACAGCATCACCGACGTGTTCCATCAAATCTTGCTGCTCGACGACGGCAAGCGACTCGGTAAGTTATTCATCCCGTTCAGGTCATCCGTTGCGTCAGCCGTGCAAGTCGGCCCACGCCAGTCCATGGTCAAGTGGACCGACAAGCCTGGAGCCGAAGACGCTGTGTTCGGCCTTTTGTCTGACATCGTGATTCGCCACAAGCTCGACGACTGCGCCGACATCCCTGTCAACAACAGGTACTCGATGCCTTACGAACTCACGCCGACGCAAACACGTGCGTACCGAGAAGTCGAAAAGACTCAGATGCTCGAACTTGGAGCCAAAGGCGCAGTCACCGCCATCAACGCTGCAAGCGTAGCCACCAAGCTGCTGCAAGTCGCATCCGGCGCTGTGTACTTATCGACCAACAACTATCACGTGATCGACCACGCTCGCTACGAACTCATCATGGACCTCGTCGAGCAACGCAAACACCCGCTCGTACTGTTCCTGTGGAAACACCAGCGCGATCTGCTCGTCCAGGAAGCCGAAAAGCGCGGCCTCAAGTTCGCTGTCTTCGATGGCGACACGTCCGACAAAGAACGCTACGACATCGTTCGCTCGTACCAAGCCGGTGTTTACGACGTGCTCATCGGTCATCCCAAATCCATCGGTCACGGCCACACCTTGACCACCGGCACGTCAACCATCTGGT